TTCAGATCAAACAACGCTAAATAAAACTACAGGTGCAGCTTCTGTTTTAAGAGGAGCTAGAAGCAGAGTTACTTCTATTCAAGGTAGAGGTGAAGCAGGTTCTGTTTTACTTTTACATGATGTAGCTGATGCAAGTGATGCAGGTGCAGGTAATTTAAAAGCGACTTATAAATATGAGACAGAAGGATTAGAAGTTTACATTCCTGGTTCTGGTATTTTGTTTGAAAACGGAGTTTGTGCAACATTAACACAAACCACTGGCACAGACGGAAGCGTTACCATGACAATTACAGGAGCGTAGTAAATGGCTAATACTACCTCGGGCACTACAACGTTTGATAAAACATTTGCTATTGATGAAATAATAGAAGATGCTTTCGAACGTATTGGATTAAATTCTGTAGCAGGTTATCAACTTAAATCTGCAAGAAGATCTCTTAATATTCTTTTTCAAGAATGGGGTAATAGAGGACTTCACTATTGGGAAGTAGGAGAACTAGATTTAGATTTAATAGAAGGACAAGCTGAATATAAATTTTTTAGAGCTGCCGCTGATGGCACAAGTGCTACATCAAATCCAAATGGTGTTTATGGAATATCCGATGTCCTTGAAGCACAATTAAGAAATAATAGAACAGCAACAACTCAATCAGATTCACCTATGACAAAAGTAGATAGATCTACTTATGCGGGTTTCTCAAACAAACTTTCAAAAGGTACACCTAATCAATATTGGGTACAAAGATTTATAGATCATGTAAGTGTTAGTATCTATCCAACACCAGATTCTACAAATGCATCTAAAGATATGCATTTTTATTATATAAAAAGAATTCAAGATATAGGAGATTACACAAATGCAACAGATGTACCTTTTAGATTTGTACCATGCATGATATCGGGATTAGCATATTATTTATCACAAAAATATGCACCACAACTTATGCAAGCTATGAAACTTGCTTATGAAGATGAATTAGCAAGAGCACTTGCAGAAGATGGTTCAGCTTCTAGTACATACATAACACCTAAAGCATACTACCCAGGAGCATAATGTCTAGATACGCAACAGGTAAATACGCAAAAGCAATATCAGATAGATCAGGTATGGAATTTCCATATAGAGAAATGGTTAGAGAATGGAATGGTGCATTTGTTCATTTTACAGAATTTGAACCAAAGCAACCACAATTAGAACCAAAACCAAATGGTGCTGATGGTGTTGCATTATTAAATACAAGAACAGATAGAAACGAACCACCAACAGCAATTCTTTTACCGAAAAATCCTTTTACAGTAACAAATGGCAGTGCGACTTTAACTGTAAGTTTACTTAATCATAGTTTAGAAGTTGGAGATTTTGTTTTATTTTATAACCCAGCTAGTAATGATCCGACACAAAGTTTTAATTTAGGAAGTAATCTTTTTCCAATATTTGCAATTGCAGATGCAATAACAGCTTCAGCAACAACTGCTACGTTTGATTCTAATACAAATTTTCCTGCAACAGGTTTTTATTTTATACAAAGTGCAACCTCACCAAGTTCAACAAATCCTGATTATGTTCCTGTAATTCAAAGAGAAGTTATACAATACACAGGCACATCTGGAGGACAAACTATAACAGGTTTAACACGAGGCACTAATGCACCTTTTAGAGGCCAGACACCAGAAAGCACAACAGCAACTGCACATGCTATTGCTAATGTTTTTCCAGGTTTAGAAATACAATCTGTAACTACAAGAACAGAAAATACAGGTGCTATGCCAACTACAAAAACAGTTAATACTGGCTTTACTGTTACCTTGCCTTATAACGCAGTTGGTAATATAACAGGTGGTGGAGAAAACATTTATGTTAGTCCAATGATAAGAGGTATATTATGATAAATTATATTTGGAATAAGATTAAAAATATATTTAAACCTAAAAGACAAGAACCTGTTGTTTTACAAAAGGAAGTAAAATCTAAATTAGATCCTTGTAGTAAACATATATATTATAGAAAAAGCTGTCCAGTTTGTAGAGAGCTAAAACAAGCAGGAGTTATTTAATGGCTGGTATAAGTTATTCAACGTTAGTTACACAAATAAGAAATTATACTGAAACAGATTCTAATGTTTTAACCACAGATATATTAGAAAACATAATTCTTAATTCTCAATATAGAATTATGAGAGATGTTCCTATTGATGCAGATAGAGTGCAAGAAACAGGTGGATTTGTTGTAGGGCAAAATCAAGTTAATGCTCCAGCAGGGTGTTTGTTTATTAGAGGTATACAAGTATATGATTCAACATCTGTTGTTACTGGAACAAATATTTATCTAGAAAAAAAAGATTATTCATACTTACAAGAGTATGTTTCATCTACAGAATCTACAAAAAGAGGTAAGCCAAAATATTATGCTATGTATGGTGGAGCAACAGGAGCTTCAGACACTACTTCAGGTCGTATTATAATATCTCCAACTCCAGATCAAACATATCAATTTAGAGTTCTTTTCAACAAAATGCCAGCTACTTTAGAGTCTGGTAATCAAACTAATTATATTAGTATGAATTTTCCAAATGGGCTTTTATATTGCTGTTTATCGGAAGCTTATGGTTTTTTAAAAGGTCCGATAGACATGTTGACACTATATGAAAATAAGTATAAACAAGAGGTACAGAAGTTTGCTAACGAGCAAGTTGGTAGAAGACGAAGAGACGACTACACAGACGGCGCAGTTAGAATACCAGTTAACTCAGCAAACCCGTAGGAGATAAATTATGGCAATAACATCGGCAATTTGTACAAGTTTTAAACAAGAACTTTTAGTTGGTACACACAATTTTACAGCAACAAGTGGAAACACTTTTAAAATAGCTTTATTCACAAGTTCAGCATCTTTAGGAGCTGGAACTACAGCTTATTCAACATCAAATGAAATTACGAATTCATCTGGAACTGCATACACTGCAGGTGGTGCAACTCTTACAAGTGTAACACCAACAACTGATGGAACAACTGCAGTTTGTGATTTTGCAGATGTAAGTTTTTCTTCTGCTTCTTTTACAGCAAACGGATGTTTAATTTATAATGATACACAATCTGATAAAGCGTGTGCAGTAGTTGCTTTTGGATCAGACAAAACTGTAACCAGCGGAACTTTTACAATTCAATTTCCAACAGCAGACGCATCTAACGCAATCATAAGATTAGCCTAGGGGAGTAACGACGTATGTCCGTTACTAGAACTTACACGGTAACGGTAGCCAATCCTGGCTCCGGAAATAGATATTACATTGATGGTAATTTACAAGAAACTTTATATTTAGCAGAAAGTGGAACGTATAAATTTGATCAATCGGATTCTTCAAACAATAATCACCCATTAAGATTTTCTACAACAAGTAATGGAAATCATTCAGGAGGTGATGAATATACTACCGGAGTTACTACAAATGGAACTCCTGGAAATTCTGGAGCATATACACAAATTGTAGTCGCAGATTCTGCACCAACTTTATATTATTATTGTACTAATCACTCTGGAATGGGTGGAACAGCAAATACTCCTACAGCAGATACTTGGGGAGCTTTAGGTTGGAATACTAATCGTTGGGGTACGGATGAAGCATTTTCTTTAGGATGGGGTGCACAAGCATGGAATGATAGTGAATGGGGAGAATTAAATGATGCGGTAGTAAGTTTAACTTCACCTGGTTCTATAACTTCTGCAATTGGATCTGTTTCTGTTTCTGCTCAAATAGCAGTAGGTTGGGGCCAAGATGGTTGGGGAGTTGAAAATTGGGGCGAGTCAGGTTTAGTTGTAGAATTAGAAGCACCAAATGCAGTAACAACTACAGTTGGATGTGGAAGTGCTTGGAACCAAGGTACGTATGGTCAACAAGGTTGGGGAGTTTTTGCTTTAGAAACTGCAGACGTTATGGGTTTAACAGGAATTGCATCAACTGCAAGTGTTGGATCACCAACAATAATTGGTAATGCAACTTTTTCTTTAACAGGAGTTTCATCAACAACAAATGTTGGTTCGATAACACCAGCAGATGTTGTAGGTCTATCTGGTGTATCATCTACTTCTGCTGTTGGATCAATATCTCCAGCAGATGTTATAGGAATATCCGGTATATCCTCTACTTCTGCTGTTGGTACTGTACAAATAGCTTCTAATCCAGTTGTCGCTGTATCTGGTGTTCAAATAACTTCAGCTGTAGGAACGATAGATCCTTCAGCACAAGTTGTAGGTTTAGATGGTGTATCTTTTACAGCTAGTGTAGGATCATTAGTACCTGCAGATGTTATAGGTTTAACAGGGCAAGAATTCACCGCTTCTGTAGCTGCGTTTGGAACCTCTACGGGGTTTGGAATTCAAGCGTATCAATCAGTTGACACGGGTTCAAATATTTCGTATTCTGATGTTGCAACTGGCACTAATATAACATATAAAGACGTAGCGTAGGAGAAAATTTATGGCATCAACATACACACCTTTAGGGGTAGAACTTCAAGCAACTGGTGAAAACGCCGGTACATGGGGGACGAAGACTAATACTAATTTACAAATCATCGAACAAATTTCAGGTGGTTTTACTCAGCAAGCTGTCTCTGATTCAGGAGATACAGATCTTACTGTTAATGATGGTTCAACTGGAGCAAGTCTTTCTCACAGAATGATCGAGTTTACAGGAACTATTTCTGCTGGCAGAAATGTAACTATACCAATTGATGTCCAAACTTTTTATTTTTTAAAAAATTCTACAGGTGGTTCTCAGACTGTAACTTTTAAATATGTTTCAGGATCCGGTGATAGTGTAGCGGTAGCTAGTGGAGCAACTAAAATTGTATTTGCTTCTGCAAATGATGGTACTAACCCTGATATTATTGATATGGGTTTTGGTACAGGTGACGTAACACTTACTGGAACACAAACTTTAACAAATAAAACTTTAACAAGTCCTAAAATTGGAACAAAAATTTCAGATACAAATGGAAATGAATTAATTAATTTAACTGCAACAAGTTCAGCGGTAAACGAATTTACGATTGCAAACGCGTCTACAGGTAACGGACCAACTCTATCCTCAACAGGTGAAACTAATAGTGATATTAACATTGCTCCTGCAGGAACAGGAGATGTTGTTCTTGCTGGTGACACTGTAAAAGTTGGAGATTCGGGAGCAGCAGCTACATTAACTTCTAATGGAGCAGGTACACTTACAGTAACAACTGGTGGAGCTGCAGATTTAATTTTAAGCACTAACTCTGGAACAAATTCAGGTACAATTACTATTACAGATGCTGCTAATGGAGATATTACTATTGCTCCTAACGGTACTGGAACTGCTAAAGCAGTTGATGCTGCTGATGCTACAGGTGCAATTAAAATTGCAGGAAAAGAAACTATGTGGATTCCAGCAGTTGCTATGTATGCTAATTCAACAAACGGAGCAGAAGCTGCTCAAGTAGAATTATCTAATGGTCCAGAAATTAAAGTTTTAGACTTTGACAAAGATTCTGATGAATTTGCACAATTCGCTGTAGCATTTCCTAAATCATGGAATGCAGGAACAGTTACTTTTCAAGCTTTCTTTACAGCTACATCTACAAACACAGGAACTACTGCATGGGGATTATCTGGCGTAGCATTAGCTGATAGTGGAGATTTAAATACGGCTTTTGGAACGCAAGTTGTTGCGACAGCAAAAGCACACAGTGGAACATCTAATGATTTAGATGTTGCAGCAGAAAGTGGAGCAGTAACTATAGCAGGATCACCTGGAGATAACGAATATACTTTCTTTCAAATATCAAGAGATGTTTCAGCAGATGATTTAACAGCTGACGCAAGATTACTTGGTATTAAATTATTCTTTACTACTGACCTTGCTAACGACGCATAGGATTAAAAAATGGCTAATGTTTATTTCGCAGAAATACACTGGGGAACGAAAGAAGTAATGCAAACCTTTGTTTTAGGTGGTGATACTCCAATAGGAGATACAACACTTGAAGCAGATCCTACAAGTGTAGCAGCAGAGGAATATGTAAATAGTCTTTGGAAAAGAGGAAATATTTATAAAGCTTTTGCTAGAGATGGCGACTACACAGGTTGGGCTGTTGATAGAGTAAATCCTAGTGGAATTGGTTGTACTTGGGATGAAGCTAATGATGTATTTATTGGTATTGCACCTTTTCCTTCTTGGACTTTAAACACTACCACTTTTAAACATGAGCCGCCGGTTGCTTTTCCTAGCATCACAACTTATTCACAAGGTGGCGAAGACAAAGAATATCAAATACACTGGAGAGAAGATTTAGGAACATGGGATGGTATGAAACTTAGTTCTGATTTTGATGGTACAATTTATAAATGGAACGCAACAAGTTCTACATGGGAGGCAATAGTATAATATGTTTGGATATAGAGTTTTAGGATTTGGATCAGGAGGAGCTGCAGCTCCACCAGTTGAAATTGATTATTTAGTAATCGGTGGTGGCGGTGGCGGAGGCCAAACACAAGCCGGAGGCGGAGGAGCTGGAGGTATGAGATCTTCATTCCCTGGCGGAACAAAACTTGAAATGGCACAAGCTACTCCATACACTATTACAGTAGGCGGTGGAGGAAATGGAGGCGGAAATGGATCTCCAGACGCATCAACAGACGGAGGAGATAGTTCATTAGCAGTAGAAACTACAATTTCATCTACTGGGGGCGGAAGAGCTCCTGGAGGAGCCGGAGCACCCGGAGGATCTGGTGGAGGTGCGGGACCTTACCCTGCAGCTGGCGGATCTGGTAATGCAGGAGGATATAGTCCACCTGAAGGAAATCCAGGAGGAACAAATTCAACACCATACAGTCCAAGTTCAGCTGGTATGGGCGGTGGCGGAGCCGGAGCAGCCGGAGCAAACGGCGGACCAGGGTCAAGATCTGGTGGAAACGGTGCAGCAAATTCTATTACAGGTTCTGCAGTAACTTATGCTGGAGGCGGAGGTGGCGGTGACCACCCTGGAGAAGGAGGCCCATCTTCCGGAGGATCAGGAGGGGGCGGACAAGCTCCAAATACTCCAGGAACAGATGGACTTGGTGGCGGCGGAGGCGGTGGAGATAATAGCCCAAATGCCGGAACGCCAGGAGGAAATGGAAAAATATTTATAAGAATACCAGCAGCTGCAGGAATATCAGCTCCTGACGTTACAATTGCTCCAGGTAGTAATTCAGTTTCTACATTATCACCATCAGGTGATATTTTATGTTCATTTGCTGTAACAGGCACTGTTCAAATTGGATAATTAGAATTGACTAAAAATTAATTTTATGTATAAATGCATATCGAAAGATATGTATGTCAATTAGTAAATTTCAATACGCAATTTATGATAAAGCAATTCCTATAAGAGTTTGTAATGATATTATTAAATATGGTTTAGCTGAAAAAGGAAATTTAGGAACTATTTATTCAACCGGTAATAATATTAAAGATATAAAAAATAATACTTCTAAAGCTACAAAATTATTAGAAAAACGAGATTCAAATATATCATGGTTAGATTGTCCTTGGATACATAGAATAGTGCATCCATGGGTATGGGATGCAATGAAAAAATTTAATTGGAATTATGATTTAATTGGTGCAGAAAAAAGTCAGTTTACAGTTTATCACCCGGGTCAATTTTATGATTGGCACCAAGATTGTTTTTTTGGTGAAGATATTAAAACAAAACATGGGGGCCGCAATAGAAAAATATCTTATAGTCTTTTATTAAATGATCCTAGTGAATACGAAGGTGGAGAACTTCAGTTTGATTTAAGGAATCAAGAAAATTCAGAGGATAATAAAACAGAAACAGTAACACTTAGAGATCAAGGAACTTTAATTATCTTTCCAAGTTTTTCATTTCATAGAGTTTTACCTGTAAAACGTGGGGTAAGATATTCTTTAGTAACTTGGTTTCAAGGACCTGATTGGAGATAAGATGACAAAAGAATACAAAGTAATAAAAAAATTAATATCTCCTGAGCTAGCAAAATTTTTATTTGATTATTTTTTAATAAAAAAAACTGCAACTAATTTACTCTTCGAATATAATATTATATCTTTCTTTGATGAAGATTTTGGTAAATTTGGTGATTTACAAATTCCAAATAAAAATACATTTTGTATATATGGTGATACAGCGTTTGATACGCTTTTGCCAAAAGTTAAACAAAAGATTGAAAAAACTTTAAATAAAAAATTAACTGAAACGTATTCTTACGCTAGAATATATACTACAGGGGATGTACTAAAGCCTCATAAAGATAGACCTAATTGTGAAGAATCTATAACATTAAACTTAGGTGGAGATAAGTGGCCAATATATTTAGAAGATGAAGAGGGAGAAGCTATTAAAATTGTTTTAAAACCAGGAGATGGTTTGGTGTATAAAGGACATAAATACAGACACTGGCGAGACGAGTTTACTGGTAAAGAATGTGCTCAAGTATTTTTGCATTATATTGATAAAGATAACAAAAACCCCCATGCTGCACCATATGATTTTAGACCTGCATTAGGAACTACAAGATTACAAAATATACACTTACACGATCAAATGAGACTAAGAAAGGCGAGAAATGAAAATAACTAAAAACGTTTTGTTTAAAAATGATTTAAAAGAATTTTTAAAGTTAATTAACTCTGATAATTTTCCTTGGTATTATAATGATAAGACAGCACATATTAAATCAAATATAAACTCTAAACATACTTATGAAGCTCCACAAATGACTCATAAATTAATTCATAATGGAGAGATAAATTCAGATTGGTTAAAAATAATGTCTCCTATATTAGATAATATTTATAAAGACGTAGATATTAACGGTATTATAAGAATGAAATTTAATTTACTATTTCCTTATAAATACAAAAAAAATGAAAAACATTGCACACCTCATATTGATAATGAAGAGTATAAAGGAAATAGAATATTATTATTTTATCCAGAAGATTGTGATTGCTATACTTATTTTTTTAAAAATAAAAAAGTTTGGAAAAAAGTTAAAGTAACTGGTAATACTTTAATTGACTTTGATGGAAAAATTTATCATGCAGGGTCTCATCCAGTTAAAAATACAAAGAAAATTGTATTAAATATAAATTATATGTAAGGAGATAATATGACACTAAAAGAAAAACAATTATATGAAATGATTGATCAAATACAACAAGAACTTTATACTTCTAAAAATTTAAGAGAAAGTGAAGTTTTTTTAAATGCTTCTTTTAAAGAAAAGAATTTAAAATATGAAAAGATGATTGATATGTTAAGAAAAGTTATTGATGATTTACTTAATCAAAATACTAAATTAAGGTTAAAAATTAATCATTTAATTAATGACCCAAATTAAAATAATTAAAAATTTTTTATCTAAGGAAAATAAAAATTTTATTAATACCGTTTTGTTAAGTTCTAATTTTCCATATTATTTATCAGAGTATGATGCTCAACACCCACATGATGCTAACGTTCCATCTTATAAAGTTTTATGTCACTCAGTTCTTCAAAGAAAAGAAGATAGAATAAAACCAGGTTTTAATTCAGAACATTATAAACCAACATTAAATATTTTAAATAATTTTTTTATTAAAGCAGGTATTACAAAAGTTAATTTTCATAGAATATGCTATAACTACACATTTAACATTGGAGTGAGAAAGTCTTATATTCATGAAGATCATGCTTACTCACATTCACAAGCGATACTTTATTTATCAAAAGTATTGGATAAAGATACCCCAACAGTAATTTTAAATAAAAAAAATAAAGTAATAAAGAAAATAAAATATGAAATGGATAAAGGTGTTATATTTGATAAGACACCACACTATCACGTATTTCCAAGAAAAGGAGCGCGATTAGTTTTAGTAGCAACTTTTAATAAAATTAATTAAATGCACGAATTTCAAGAAAAATATATAACAGAAAACAATATTGATTTTAATACAATTGCTGATGTTGTATCAAATAACCATTTGAAACATAGTATAACCACAGGATATTTAAATGACTTTATTTTAAACACAGTCATTCAAATTAAAAATATAGAAAAAGACGTAAGATTTAAAAATTTGTTTAATCAATTTAATAAAGACTTAAATAAAAATAATTTACCGAGCGATCTTAGTATATTTTTTTCTATGATGTCTGGAACAAGCAGTGCTCATCACGTTGATCCAGAGTCTGTTCATATCATAGGATTATATGGACATACCTCTTATTTGTTAGATAATAAGATAGTTATACTGAAACCAGGAGATAGATTGTACATTAAAAAAGGCACTCCTCATAAAGCAATCTCTATGTCTCCTAGAATTGTGTTCTCTTTCGGAATTTACAATCAATAAAAATAGTGTTAAAAGGACCTAAACTGTATATAATTAAACGCTATGCTACAAAAGATAGGATTTCAACCAGGTATAAATAAGCAACTTTCTGAAACTGGAGCCGAAGGCCAGTGGGTAGATTGTGATAACTCTAGATTTAGATATGGGGTTCCTGAAAAAATAGGTGGATGGAATCAACTTGGAACATTAAATGAAAATGAACTTACTGGAGCTGGTAGAGGCCTACATCACTATATAAATAGTTTATCTAGAAAGTATGCTATAATAGGGACAAATAGAATTTTATATGCTTTTTCTGGAGGTGTATTTTATGATATTCACCCTATTCAAACAACTACAACTCTTACAAACGCTTTTAGCACAACTAATGGATCTCCAATAGTTACTATAACATATTCTAGTGCACATAATTTAGCACCTGGAGATATACTTTTAATGAGTAGTTTTTCAACAATTACAAATTCTAATTATAGTGCATCTGATTTTGATACTAAAAAATTTATGGTAGCCACTACACCAACTAATACAACTGCAACTATTACCATGGCATCTAATGAATCGGGATCTGGTGCTACTACTTCTGGAGGAATAACAATAGAAAAATATTATACTGTTGGACCTGCAGTTCAAGCAAAAGGTTTTGGTTGGGGTTTAGGTTCTTGGAGTGGTGAAGATGGTTCTGCAATTACAACAACATTAAACGGAGCATTATTAAATGACGCTAATGGTACAGGTGGGTCAGGAACTAGTATTACACTTACAAGTACTACGAACTTTCCTGATTCAGGAACAAATTTTATATTAGTAGGAACAGAAGAAATATCATACACAGGTGTTTCTGGTAACAACTTAACAGGTATTACGAGAGCAGTTAGAGGAACAACAAGAGCAGCTCACAGCGATGGAGCCACTGTAACTAATACAAGTGAATATGTTGCGTGGGGAGAAGCAGCCTCTGGTGACTTAGTATTAGAACCTGGTATGTGGTCAATAGATAATTTTGGAGACAAAGCAATTTGTTTAATTCACGATGGTCCTTGTTTTGAATGGGATTCAAGTTTATCAAATGCAACATCAACAAGAGCAACGATTATATCTGGTGCACCTACTGCATCAAGACATATGGTTGTATCAACACCGGATAGACACTTAGTATTCTTTGGTACAGAAACAACGATTGGTTCACCTTTGACTCAAGATAACATGTTTATTAGATTCTCGGATCAAGAAGATATAAATACTTATATACCAACAGCAACCAATACCGCTGGTACACAGAGATTGGCCGACGGATCACAGATCATGGGAGCAATAAGAGGTAGAGATGCAATTTACGTTTGGACCGATACAGCATTATTCACTCAACGTTTTGTTGGTCAACCATTTACTTTTGCATTCGCACAAGTTGGAACCAACTGTGGACTTGTAGGTCAGAATGCATGTGTAGAAGTTGATGGTGCTGCGTATTGGATGTCAGAAAATGGTTTCTTTAGATATGCTGGTAGATTAGAATCTTTACCTTGTTTAGTAGAAGATTTTGTTTACGATGATATAAATTTAGAATCTGGTAATCAAATGGTATCTGCTGGATTAAATAATCTTTTTGGTGAAGTAACTTGGTTTTATCCAAGTTCTACTTCATCAGTAGTTAATAAACAAGTCACCTATAATTATTTTGATTCATCACCTCAAAGACCAGTATGGACAGTAGGCACACTTGCTAGAACTATGTGGAGAGATTCTGCAGTATTTGGTTTACCTCATGCATTAGAATATGATGCTTCAACAGATACATCTTTCGATGTTATTGGTAATACTGAAGGAAGAACAAGTTATTATGAACACGAAACAGGAACTGATCAAAATAGAAATGGAACAATAACAGCCATTACTTCAAACATATCATCTGGAGATTATGATATTACACAACAAAGAGCATCTACAGGACAAGCTACAGGTATTGCAACTTTTAGAGGAGACGGTGAATTTTTGATGAAGATAAAAAGATTTGTACCTGACTTTATATCTCAAACAGGAACTACAAGAGTTACATTACAATTAAAAAATTATCCCAATAGTACACAAGCAAGTTCGCCATTGGGACCTTTTGATATAACATCAGCAACTACTAAAGTAGATACGCGTGCTAGAGCTAGAGCAGTTTCTTTAAAAATAGAAAATACAGGTGCTTCTCAAAGTTGGAGATTAGGAACTTTTAGATTAGACACACAACCGGATGGAAGAAGATAATGGCAAAGATAGTACAAGTTATAACTAGACCTGAAAAAGAATATAATATGCAAGTAGCAGAATCTCAAGTTAGAGATCTTGATGCTATTGTAGAAAAATTAAACTCAACGTTTCAAGAAGAATTAAAAGATGAAATTGAAGCATTTAACTTATTTATTAACTAATGGCTAATCAATTTAAATTTGTAGGTATAGATAATAGTACAAGTGGAGCTGCATTAACTCCATTTGGATCAGGTAATCCTTTAGTTAGTGAGACCTATGTTATCAAATCTATATTAGTCACATCAGCTGGTACACCTACAGTCACTATTACAAACAACAGTATTACAGCTATAAAATCAGCAGCTTTAACTGCAAATGTTACAACAGAATTACTTACTCAACCTTTGGTAATTGAGGGTGGAGATAGTTTTACAGTTTTATCAAGTACATCAGACTCGTTTGATGTAGCAATTAGCTATTTAAATATTAAGAAGGAGATAACAATATAATGAACGACATACCAACACTAACACCCGATAAGATAATAGAAAAAATATCAAATAAAAAGACAGGGGAGATCTACAAAAATGATAATGAGTGGAAATCCAAAGGAATATTACCAGAAGACATCCGAAGAGATGTAACTGTTATGATGCCTAGCCTTGATTTATTTGGAAAAACAAAATAGAATAGACAAATGGCCATAACTAGAGCACAACAATATAGACAGATGTTAAGAGAAGGTAGCGTTGCTATGCAAGGTGGTGTAAAAAACTATCTTGGAAAACAAAAGACTGTTTCTGATGTGCCTGTAAAATGGCAATCAGGAAAGGATAAACCATCCACAGAATTAGCTTACATTACA